TGTAATTGGTGTTAAGCCTCACATAATCCCCGATGTTCTGTATCCTGCTGTTGCTAATATAATGGTGGATGGTTCTACTGCATTATCTGCTGTTACAACTGGCCCAAATAGTTCTACTGTTGCTTCAAGTAAATATGGTACAGTACAGTCTGACGGCAGGATGTACTACTACACAGACATCAAGGGAAGCAAGCCTATTAAAGACCCTAGAATTGGTGCTCATTTTGGTAGTCAGAGGTATAGAACTTCTTCACTACAAAAACTAGAGCAGGAAACTGCAACACATGGTGAAGATGTTTATTCTGTAGATGGTAGAGATTGGATGAGAGTTGTATCACCAAGTGTATATGCACTTAATAGTGATGATAGTGAACACATATACCAATCAGCACCAACTACTGCTAATGAATTTTTTGAAATAGTTGGATATTTTAATGACGCAAATGTTCTACATAAAATGGCAACTAATGGTGATTATTTTAAAGTAACTCTTGATGGTGGTACAACTCAATCAACAGATTTAGCAATAACTTTTGGTACTCCTATTGGTGCAAGATATGTAACGTGTGGGTCATTAATAAACCTTACTTTTAATTCTACTCCAAGTTTAGGCATACATACTTTAAGATTTACCATGTATTCAACTAGTTATTACTTTATGCTTCATGGATTTGAACTAATAGCCCAAGACACCACATCAGCTACAACTAAATCCAAGATACAGATTCCAGCACAGAATGTAGTCTCGTATGGAAAGAAGTTTACTGTTGCTGCAACTGCACACCATTACAATCCATTTGCATTTGCAGGAGATGGAACAACTGCGGTAGCAATAGGTGATACAACATCACATGGCAAGGTAGCTACAGGATGGACAGGAGCAACATCAGCTTATTTTGATTCAACTCTTGATACTGCAACCTCGTTAGGTTTATCTGCATGGGAAACAGGTGGAGATTTTTACAGACCTGTGAATGGAGGTAGAGTTGTCAAGTGGATTGATTCTTCTGGAGCCATTAAGACTTCTGTGAATATGATGCCCCCTACTGGAACCGCAGTAGGTGCGGCTTCAGATGCGGCTTTACCTACAAGTCATGCTTGGACTACAGTTTATCAACCAAAACTCAGTTCGACTACAATAGACCACTCACAAGCAGAAGTTGCAAAGACATTCCATTGGAGAGAGTTTGGGAATGGTGCGGCTAATGGAGGTGCAGGAGCTACTTATGCAGATGCAAGTATGATTAATACTGGTGATGATATTGCTTATGTCATGGATGATGGACTTACAAGTTTTGTCGGATATGAGGTTTTAGCTAATCAATCTTCAATTGATTATAATATAGCTGTTGATGCAACAAAGCAGATGTACACAATATTCATTGGTACTGGTCTTTCTGTTAAAAGAAAAGATTCTTCAGGTGGTTCTGATACTAAGGCAGATACAATAGATGGTGTAGCAATTAGGTCTGGTTCCCAAACTGCGACAACAGCCTCTCGCTTGTGGGGATGGGAAACATTAGCTCAAAATCTTCCGTATGGTACACATATTTGGAAACATGGCCCAAATTCAGGTAACAGTTTTTGGAGAGCATACGAACAATTTTCATTCCACCAACCCAAAATGCCACCCATACCAGAGGATGCTGTAGTGCTGGCAGACTATATGCTGATGGCAGATTTTGTTAAACAGACTGATGCTGAACATACACAAATTAGTAAAGGAGTTAGGTATTGCAATGGTTCAAGGGATCATTTTTGTGATGGGTCTGGAGCCCCAGCATCTAATGTGCTTATTAAATCTGCGAACACTCAATGGGGATTAACTGGTGGGTCATCAAATGCTTCTACAACACAATCATGGGAGCTACCATTTTTTGGAACTACAGGATTATCTTTATGTGAAGATTCGACTCAAAGTCATGTAGTAGAGTTGGGTGGTTCTGCCACTACTGAAACAGCACTTGATAATAGTTTCCATGACCGAGGTGATGCAATTTCAATAGCAGAAACAGTTACACTTGGGTCAACCAGCCTTAAAACTACAATGGTAGCTGGAAGTCGGCATTTTTCTGGTCATCTTGTAGCAACCCCAATCCACACATCCTCACACTATCAGACCTTTGAAACACCCTTCCTACATGAGTTGGTAGGAGGTGATCGTAACATGGAACAGACTAATCTTGTCGTTACTCCAGACGGAAAAAGCTGGGATGAGGTTACAAGGGATACGAGTTATATTGGAATTAATTCTTTATTGACCACAACTGATACTAATGAAACAGTAGGTGCTACGGGTGGAAAAGTTGAATTTGATGAATGGAGAGGAATAGGACAATATAAAAATTATAACAACAAAGATTTTGCTATTGCTTACGACAGAGTTATTTGTTTGCGAGATGGATGGTACACATCTCATTGCCAAAATATAGCAGAGTCCTCATATACAGCTACTTCTAGTCTTACATTAACAGTAAATGGTTCTCCAGTTGCTTATGCTCATACTACACAAGGAGCAAATTATGTTTCTTATGGTCATACACATACTTTCTATGTAAAAAAAGGAGATTATGTGCAAATTACTGGTATTTGGTATGGCAATAAAGATTATGGTTGGTGGGAAATTAATAGAGCAACAAAGGTATAAAAATGTATATATCACATAAATCAAACGTACTCCAGACAATCCACGAAACAGAGTGGCAATGTAGGAGAATGACTAAAGGATTAACTAAACCTGAGTATTGGGAGTGGCTTGCTACCATTACTTCTGGTGATCCTCCAGTAGTAGATTACTCTGGTGAAACTGGATATACGATAGTTGAATGTACTGATGAAAACGTACAAGAAAGACTTGTTCAGTTAAATGATTATGTATCTATAACTCCACAAACAGGAACAGTTTACAACATCAAATACTATGCTTCCAAAAGGGATGCAGAAGAAATACTGGATAATGACGGAAAGAGCCACGATCCAAAGCAGTATGTTAGTTCTCACTTTGTAGGAGATGACTCAGCAAAGGATGCAAGGCTACTGGCAGACAAGTGGACTAATGTAAGATCAGAGAGAAACAGTAAGTTAGCAGAGACAGACTATCTGGCACTTTCAGACAATACATTAGCAGACAATATAAAAACCTATAGGCAGGAACTAAGGGATGTACCGAAACAGAGTGACCCGGACAATATAACTTGGCCTACTAAGCCTTAATGATAGAACTTTTTATATGGAGATGGGGATTATATCTGTTAATCATCTACGGATTTATTGCAAATGCCTGTGCAACTCCATCTAAGGTGGGCTACTGGGAAGATGATAAGCCTTGGCGTGGAACTATACAGGCTAACAAATTTAACAAAAATCCGTACTGGCAGTGTGTAGGTTTTAATCGGAATGTATTTTGTGATGAATGAGCAAGAAGGTTCACAGATCTTTATTTGGAGGTGGTGGCGATGCCATTGAAAACAGGAAGCTTCTTAATTTCTGGGCACGTTATACGATTGCGTTGGCAAACGCTTTTACGTTCTTGGTCTTATTATGGTTACTGTTTTTTGCAGAGGTTAAGGAAACTTCTCGTGATCTTGTCAATATACTGGTGGGCACATATGTTGCCATACTTGTTAAAATTACGGACTACTTTTTTAGAGAGAAGAAGGATGCGGAGCATGAAGAAACAGATGGAGGGAATTAATGGCTAACGGGAATGGGAATGGTGCATTAGCAGCAGCAGCCGATCATGCAATGGTGCGTACTTTTACCCCATTGGTCGTTGCAGGATTATTGGGAATTGTAGGGTGGTTGTTCAGTACTGTTATGAATCTCGAGGAAAATATTCAGCAAAATAATATACACATTCAACACCTCCATATGGCGGAGGAGGATTTTGGGAAAACACTATCTAAAATGCAAGACACATTAACTGATATTCGTATTCAAGTAGGAAAGTTCACAGCACATTGAAAGGTAATATGACTGCAAACAAATGGTTCTCTTTATATGTGGTAGGTTCAGTAGCAGTAATGTGGATGCTTTACTCGATGACACATGAGGTTAAAGCTGAACAGGTTTTATTGGAGTATCAGGTGGGAAAACTCCAAGAGATTCTAAATGTTCATACGGAAAAGTTAGAATTGTTAGTTGCTTCTTCTTATGAACTTCACACGAAAGTTGACACAATAATGAAAGGTAGCAAATGATAGGTCTATTAGCCCCTTTAATTGGGGGAACAGTGAAAACAATGTGTATGAGTATGCTTAGTGAGAAGCTTCTCCAGCAGGTAATTTTAATACTCTTAAGGCGGCTTGTTGCATCCACAGAAAATGAAGTTGATGACAAGATATTGCGAGCCTATGAAAAGAGTATCAATGCTTGATAGCACCCAAAAGGTACTATTATTACTCGCAGACATTTTGGTAAAATTATTGTAGTAGGGATAGCTATGCACATTACACGGAACTTTACTACAGACGAGATGGCATGTTCTTGTTGTGGGGTTTCAGATATGGATGAGGAGTTTATGAAGGTACTGCAGTCCATAAGGGATGAAATGCAACGCCCATTAAAGATAACATCCGGATATAGATGCCAAAAACATAATGAGAAAGTATCTCAAACAGGAAAGTCTGGCCCTCATACCTATGCTAAAGCAGCAGATATACTTATTAGCGGTGCAGATGCACTAAGATTATTTGCAGTTGCACAAAAGCATGGTGTAAGTGGAGTAGGGATGAGCCAAAAAGGTAATCATAATAAAAGATTTATTCATCTTGATATACTTTCGCCAGACGAGGGGCCACGACCAACTGTATGGACATACTAAAATGGAAATTATACTTGAGCTGGAGTGTGG